GTTTAGTCTGAGATCCCCGGCCAAGTCAGAGGAGTAATTCTTATAGGCACCACTGCCCAGGATACGCTTGCAATCAACTCCGAGGCCGGTCCAATAGTCCTGGACCTCTTTTTCGAGCTCATAGCCACGCCTTTTATTTCTGGCTGTCATCTTCTAGCAAGCTCAGTTAGCTTATTAATTTGGGACTTTTGGCTATTGTAATGCCGCTCAAGACCCTCTCTCAATAAATTTTCTGCTAAGCTCGAGACACTGCGTCTTTCTTCTTTAGCCGCTGTTTTTAGCCATTCTCTCAAAGACTTAGAGAGATATAGCTGCTGCTGTTCGACATCCATAATTTATCCTTTTAAAAAAAAATATAAAAAAGTACCCCTTGGCTATTGTAATACAATTGCAATGGTACTATATTCAAGGTGTAAGAGAGATGAACAACACATAAACAAGGAGAGAAAATGAGTAAGAATTACGTACACAAACCAAAGACACAGAATAGCGCAGAGTTCAGAGTATATCTCCGTAATGTGTTGCTGGAGTATGACAAGCAATTGCAGAAACTATATGCGATTGAAGACACGCTCAAGTTCATGAAAGACGAGATGAAAAGGATGCCTGACGATGGTCCATTCGATGTAGGAAAAATCAGCGATGCGATTTCAGAAAATCGGTTCAAGGTAAACTTTGCTGGTTACAAAGTTAATGAGACATTGGATGCCATCGTAAAGGAACGAGAGGCTCTAATCGCTAACCCAGAAAAGGAGACTGCATAATGGAATTACTATATAATGCAAAATGTTTTGATACTGCCTACGTGGTAGAGGACTGGCCCTGGGGTTACACCCTTAAGACCGAGGCCAGGTTCTGGATTGAGACTACCAAGAACGGGGACAGGCTTTGCAAACAAACGCTCAATCCTAAGAATGGCAAGTGGTGTAAGCCAAAGAAAAGCACCTATGAGTGTGTCGCAGTCCTAGCAATCACTGATGAGGGCAAGGTTACATATGTAGGGCTTGGCAAATACAGTGCTACCCAGGACAAGATAGCCGATGTACTCGAGACTATTGATTTCGAGAAGTTGACCAACGAGCAGAAAAAACAAATCTGTCAGCTCAATGCCTGGGCTGAGGTCATGGACAATGTGACCTGGGAGATCAGGCCAGCTACCGGCACCCCAGAGGAGAGAGCTGCCAAGGATAAAGAGCAGGACCAAATCAGCAGGAAACTAGCTGGCTATGCCAATGCCCTGGCTACTAACTGCATGACTAAGAACGGCTTGATATAAGGAGATAAAACAATGCAAGAAAAAATAAAAAGAGACCTTATAAAAGGTATGAGTGTAGATGCTATTATAAGTAAATACGCGAACAAAAAAGTAACTAATACTGATAACATTCGCGCGATTATAAAAAGTATCATGTGGAAAAGTTTTATCAATGGAAAGCGTCTAAAGACTTATTAAAACGCAACCCCGTTTGACTATTGTATATCACATGAAAAAAGCATATATATAAGATGAAAGGAGAGTGTATGAAAACAGCAATCTTATTTCTAGCTTACATGGTTAAGTATCCTACAGCCAAGCTAGACGAGCTTATCAAGCTGTTTGATGGGCTCCCACATGAGGAGAGGGTCAAAGTAAAACAGGCCTTCGCAGAAGTAGAAGGGAAATAAAATGACACCGCATAGCGGCAAGTTTGTCATGTATTTACGTGTCTCAACAAAAGCTCAGGGACAATCCGGGCTTGGCCTTGAGGCACAACGGGAGATGATAAACAATCACCTTAATGGCGGGGCCTGGGAAGTTGTCGCAGAATATATAGAGGTTGAGAGCGGCAAACGCTCGGACCGTAAACGTAAACAACTAAGGGCTGCGCTTGACCATTGTAAGCGCGAGAACGCCACACTTATTATTGCTAAGATAGACCGGCTTACCCGTAACCTGGCTTTTCTTACCAGGCTATTAGAGCAGGGCGTTCCGGTTATTGCTTGCGATATACCCCAGATGCACAATCCGTCAGCCACTAAATTTGTGTTGCAGCTCATGGCAAATATTGCTGAGTATGAGGCTGCGACTATCTCTGAGCGTACTAAAGCTGCACTTGCTGCCAAGAAGGCCCGGGGAGATAAGATAGGATCGCCAGCTCCGGAGATAGGGGCAAGGGAAGGGGGCAAGGCTACCAGGAGTGCAGTTGATGAATGGGCTGAAGAGCTGGTGCCGATTGTCCAAGAGCTTCAGAAATATGGCTGTAATACCTATGAGAAGCTGGCTAAAGGACTTGAAGCTCGAGGGGCTAAAACTTTTAGAGGTAATACCCACTGGGCATTATCTTCAACACGCAATCTTATAAAGAGAATAGAAGGGAGCTAAAATGAATAAAGATAATTACACAAAAGACGAGCATATAAACGGTGATGATGACTGGGCGCAAGCTCCACCAGAACAATTAATTGAATATCACAATAGACAAAAAGAGGATTACATTTCGGGCTTGACGATGCCCAGTGGAATACCGGTGCAAGGCAATCTTGTGGCTTGGAACGATTATTGTGAAACGCTAGCGTTTATGCAGCTCGGGGCAAATAATGACGAAAATTACGACAGTAAATACCGAAAATGTATCGCTTATTTTAAGTCAACTTACGAAAAAATGAGCATAATGCGTCTTCTGTATTTACAACATTCTGTAAACAGTGAATACACAAAAGCCTTTATTTGTAAAAGATTAGATTTATCCAGAGGCTTTGTGCATAAAGTGGTTGAGGACGCTGTAGCCGAGGGCTGGGTGATATCCGATGCAAAGTCTGTAAGGCTTGCGCAGCATGGGATTGAAGCCTTTAGACACTATGCGATGCGCTGGTGGCTGGCTAATGAAAACAGTGGATTATCCGGTCAGTATTTTAGAGTCTGGCATAGCCGAAATGCTGTATTCGTTAAAGACAAAATTCGTCATCAGTATTTACAAAATGTTGGCGGAGCGATTTGACAGTGAAACCAAAATGAATAAATCATATAGATAAGGAGATGTAATGGTATATCGCAAACGTAATAAAGATGAACCTATACCATCTACTAGACGAGGCCAGAATTATTTTAAAACCACTGAGGATGGATTTGAAGAACTTAATAAACGCTATAATGATTTCGATGATTACCCGCCACCTGATACAGATAGTCTTGGAAGGCGCAAGCCTGTTAAGCAGGATGACCGGGCCAAGATGTTGCAGCTCAGCCGTGAGGTCTGGGATATTTATTCCGGGACACCCAGGGCAAGGGCTAAGAGGTGGCAAAATCAAGAAAACTATAGACGCAATGTTGCGATTGGCGGGGGTACGACCATGAGGATCACGGTCCCTACTTTAAACCTCAGCCATCTCGATAAAGCTATTCATCGTTTCTCTCAGCTCACCGAGGAGCTACAAGCAATCAAAAGCCTGGAGATGGGCAAACGCACAAACAGCAGGACACGATTAATGTTGATGCGTTCTGCTGTTTATAATTGTCATACCCGGCTAAAGTTTGATGCAGATAGCTACAAAGGTACGGTAACAGAAGATTTCGAGCCGCAACGGGGAGACTGATACAATAGGCAAAGGGTCAGATTTATTTTTGCGGAAACCTTTTGGCTGTTGTAGAATTCTCTTACAATTAGCAATAGGAGATAGATATGGAAAGACAGGATCATACAAAAGGCAAACGTACCCATTTGTCGCATAATATATATACTGGTAGCCCAGTGTATAGGCAAAACTTACTGAACAGTATTATTAATACTACTCAGTCTACCAGGCTTAACAGGCAAACCAGGCTTAGTAAGTCAGACATTATCGAACTAGTAGTTGATTGCGTGGCATTTACAATTTTATTTGCTGGCTTTATTTATCTTATATCTATTTCTCATGACATTAATCTAGCAATTATTGCTTGGCTGGAGAGATAGAAATGGTTGGTAAAATTACATCATCTACTATTCTATCAGGCTCTAAAGCCCCGGTACTTATGAACCAGTCTCACCCTACCTATGGAGAGAGCCGCAATGATTTGCTGGCTAGTCACCTAAATGCATTAGGGAAGGGTAGCTATATCATAGGCAATCAGACAGTCGGTGAGGCTGCCGGCTGGGGCAATGAGTTTGAAGGTCCGATTATCAAAGTTGCTGCTGAGAGACTTGGCATTTCAAAATTCAATTCTGAAGTTACAGACGTATATAAATATAAAGACCTGTTTGCTGTTAGCCTGGACGCGATATTTTATAATGAGTTTATGGAAATATCTACTAACGATAGTATCATTTGCATGAACGGAGATAAAATGAAACTCCGGGGCAATGGTGTTTGCGAGGGTAAATTAACTTCAGCTCATTACACTGAGATACCGCCACCTTATAGAGGCCCGTGGCAATTACAAATGCAGATGCTATGTAAAGGTGCTAAGTGGGGTGTAATAGCAACCCTATATCAAGGCACCAGGCTAGCGCTAAATGTTTATTATGCAGATGATTATATGCAGAGGCAGCTTATCGAGGCTGCTAAAGATTTCTATGCCCGGCTAGATGGGCCGGATTGGTATCCGGCAATGAGCAGTAATGATGCTGCCAGGACCTGGAATAATGGAGAAGACCATTTGCCAAGCGTAGACCTGGAGCCCATAGCTGACCTTGCCATGCAATATTATGACGCAAAAAGAGCTGCTAAGGCTTCTGAGGAATTGGCTAAAGACATTGAGCCTAAACTTATGACGCACATGGCAAACCATGAGCTAGCACATTTGAAAGATGAAAATGGAGAGATGATGTTTGAGCTTAAATGGCCAACACGTGCCTATAAGGCTCAGCCAGAAAAAATAACACCGGCTAAACCCGCTCGCTCGGAGCGTCAAAAGTCGTTGACGATCCCAGCTAAATATTTCACAGGAGATTACGCATGAGCCTCACAAAAAGACAAAAGGATGTTTTAGATTATGTCGTGCAGTATCAGCGAGAGAATGGTTATAGCCCTACATACAGACAGATAGCCAAAGGTATAGGAGTCTCGAGCGTTGGTGGTGTAGCAGCTCACATACATAAATTACAAGACAGAGGCTTTGTCAAAACACTACCAGGTAATAGACAGATGATAGAGGTATTAAAGACTAACCCTTTGCCATCAAATGCGCTTGCTCTTTAGTCTCGAGATTACGTCTACTCCAGCCTTTGCCGAAATGCTCAAAGGTTTTTAGCTTTTCATAAAACTTCTGTCTGCGCTCATACATTTGATTGATTAACTTGGCCGGGTCCTTAGCTGCGATACCGGCCAGTGTCATTGGACCTATATCTCCGTCTGGCACTGCATCTACAATATTCTGTATAAACTTAGCAGCTCTACCAGGACCAGAATTAACAGCAAAATCAAAAATACTCCAGTCCAAGCCTGAGGGTAATGCGTCTGCGTTGATTACTTGCCAGTAATTTGCAAGGTATATTGGCTTTACATCATCCTCAGTGAGTTCCTTCATGTCTTTAACATCAAGTCCATGTTTCATGCAGTAATCTTGATAGACACGTTTTGTCACTCCTAGATTAGTTTCACCGCCCGGATCATTTTTATTATTCACGTAACCGCCTTCATGATCCATCAGATACTCAAAGCATTTATCGAAGTTGTATCTCATTTAGCAACCCCTTTGAACTTCTCGAAACTACGCATCCCACCTAATCCCAGCATACCTAGCAAGATTGTCATAAGACTTTCCATATCAAAAGCTGGATATTGAGCAGTGGGATATCCCAGGTAAGCAGTTACTACATCCATAGTTGGGAAAATTAAAAAGTGAGCCAATAAAGCAACACCGCAAGTCCAGCCAATAAAAGGCCGCCAACCAGCAACAAATATGTTTCTGTGTTGAGCCTCAGCTTTATTGACACTGACTTGAGCCATAGCTGCTTCATGTGCTTGCTTTTCAGCAAGGGTTGCTATGTCGTGTGCTAGTGCTGCTTTTTGGTCCTTGTCTTCAATAAACTTGTCTAACAGCCCAGTAACCGGGCCTATCAGGGCTTGTATCATTTCTTTTTAGCTTTCATTATTTTCTTTTTTAAAGCTGCCGGCAATGTCTGCTGCTTAGCTGTAAGTTTTGTTTTTTTAGCTGCGGGTCTACCTACTTTAGACCCATAAGTTCCTTTACCCATTGGCATTTTTCAACTCCTGTTTTTACTTGCCCACACACTTGTAGCCATAAAGGTGGCCACAATCCCTAAATTTGCTACCACGTAAGTTGATAGCAAAGCTGTTACCATTTCTATCCTCGAGTCCGGGATGATAGGTGTCATACTAATTATTATCAGCCCTATAGAACTGATAGAGCTGACCCAACAAATAAGACGCTGCTGGTCAGCCATCCTGTTACTGTTCTCTAACTTCAGCATACGCTCTTCAGTCTCGAGCTCCTCTTGTGTAATCACACCATCTCCGTCTAAATCATGTTTAAGATTTGCCATGTTAAAAACTACCTCGATTTGAAAACAGCCAGGCTATTGATGAGATAAAAACAACTACGATTAAACCTAGAAAAACAAATGCTATTGCTTCAACGAAATGCCTACGTGCTTCTCTCTGAGCGTATAAAGTTTCTTGTCTTTGTTTGCGAATATCTCGCTCCATTTTGATAAGTTCTTGCCAAGCGTTAGGCCCAAGCATCGAACTTATTAAACGCCTGAGATCATCGCGTTGTGATTCGAGCTGTTTCTTCTGTGTAAACAATTCCATCGCTTCTTGTTCGACAGATTTACCACTAAATAATTTTTTAAAAATTGGTGGGTTCTTTGCTTCGTGATGAGCGCGGTCTACATCACTTACCGCACTCATCCATCTGGACAAATCCTTTCCCATACTCTCAATGTCACGGCCTATTGAAACGCCTTTTTTAAGTGCGTTAAAAGCACTCCCAGCTATCGCCATTGCACTGACGGGATCAACCATTATACTATCAGCGTAACCACCGTTACAGCCGCTCCTACAACTGCGATTGTTGACACCATGGTTAGGCCCTCGAGCCGCCACATTCTTTTATCCATTGCCTCGAGCTTCTCAACAATTCCTTTGTGTCGCTCTTCGCAAACAGCCTCATGCGCTAACAATTTATCCATTAGTCTTTCTTCTTCTTTGGACGACCTCGCTTTTTAGCAACAGGCTTTTCCTCTTTCTTCGGCCGCAGCTTAGGATTTAAGTCATACAAATGAGCCATAATAACTCTCCACATCATTATAGGAATTTTCTAAAAGGTGTTGATGGTGCGTCTATTGTAAGCTTTGCATCTTCTAATTTTTTAATAATGCTATCAGCTTCATCTCTTACTTTGCGTAAGTTAAGATGATAGCCAGTGACAGGTGCAATCTCAGGATACTCATTGCCCTCATCATCAGTTAGCGTATTGCCTGTTGGTGCATAGATAGTGCCTACCTCATCAACGCCTATAGCCTTGGTGCTATGCAGTATCTTGTTGCCTTCCTCGTCTTCTGAAACAATATCAGTGCGATCAAGAGCAGTAAGCAATGCATCTCTGCTATCTGCTTTTACAAACCAATCGGCCTGTGTTAGCCCTTGTGCTATCTCTTGAGCCTCTTCTGATACGTCAAACTGTACGTCTGAGCTAAATGCGTTTAGTTCGTCATTCATTATCTTAGCCTCTTCAAAAAGTCATCTTTAAGTCTGGATGCGTAATAGTGAAATCTTTGCATAATAAAACTACCAACAGAACCGCTATTGTCATTTCTATGACCTATAGAAAATTCATCTATAACTGTTGGAATAGTAACACTTGTATCTGAGTGACCCTTTACTCCTCCACTTGTTGATCTTTCTATGCGTACATCATTTTGTTTATACCCAAATACATGGTTTGCATTAGTTCCAAAGTCAAAAACAGGTGTTTCATTGTAAGCTATCGTATTTGTACCGCCTGACTTAAGATTTTCATAAAGTTTATTTGTATCTCGAAAAACTACTCTGATAGTATCATTGTTATTTGTTCCATTTGAAAAATCGTAAAGCAAACTAAATTCTGTATCTCCAACAGTTATTAGTTTAGCGTCTATCGTACCTTGGTTTTGGTTATACCCAACAAACGGCAAGTTAGTTGATGCGTAGGTTGGTAGGTACTTTGTAGGCTCTGGTGGATATGGCGTAGCAGACGCACCTTCTTCTATCTGTGCGCCCCATAGATATAGGCCAGATGAGCCGTCACCTGTGTAAACAATTTTACCCGCTGGGTCTACATCTTGGTTGCCTAGTTGAAACCTTACTTCACCAGTTCCAGATGCTAAAGAGGTAGTTGTAACTGTAAATCGATACCAACCATTACCAATATTTGTAATAGTTGATGGTATGTTGGAAAAAGAAAATTCACCATTCTGAGGTATCATTGCCGCATTTTGTTGAACAGAAGAAAATATTCCATTTGTATTTTGGAAAGTTGCTCTTAAATATCTTCTTTCACCAGCATCTTTAACAAAAATACTTGCTGTATATTGTTTGTTTCCAACAGCAGTAAACAATACTTTTAATGAGTGTTGCCCACCGCTTGTGCTTTCTACTAGCTTATCAGCAGTAGTGTTGCCATCAGGTGCAGCTATAACATTTGCGCTTTGTGATGCATTTATAAATGTATGTCCTGATAAATCCTCTGCATCGGTGATAAGCGTAGGTGCTTGCTCTATCTGTGCGCCCCATAAAAACAAACCGCTTGTTCCATCGCCAGAATAACTAGTGGAACCCCCAGACATTAATATAGTTTGAAAAGCCTGACCAGTTGCTGTTTGTGTTGTTGTCACTCCAAATGCAAGTCTATACCAACCATCTCCAACATCTGTTATTGTAGCGTGAGGCTCTCCAATTCCAGCTACAACTGCTGTTTCATTTCCTAAATGGAATGTTGCATTAGCTGAAGAAGATGTAAAAAAGCTGGAACTCATAGCTATATTAAGCTCTTCTCTTTCTGCCGCTTTTGCATATATAGACAACTGGTATCTTGCGGCACTTAATGTAATACTTTGATAAATATAGTGAACACCAGAGATGTTATCTTCCCTAACTTTGTCAGCGGTAGTCAAGCCATCAGGAGAGGTAGTTTGGTCTGTAGCAATATTAGAGTTAGGGCTTGCCCAAGTTGTACTCAAATCTTCTGATTGCAGTATAAGGTTAGTACCTGTTACTGGCCCCATCGTAGCCAAGTCAGCAGAACGTGTTACGGTTGAGCCGCTAGTTGGTATGTAGGATGTAGGAAATGCGCCTTGTTCTAACTGAAATCCCCAAATATATAATCCTTTTGTTGCGTCACCAGCATACGATGTTGTGCCATTATTAGTTAGTCTAATTTGAAT